CACTGGATTTGTTGGTAGTCGAGGAGACCTAGGTTTTACTGGTAGTCGTGGATTTACTGGCAGTAAAGGTGATCAAGGTGACACTGGATTTGTTGGTAGTCGAGGAGACCTAGGTTTTACTGGTAGTCGTGGATTTACTGGCAGTAAAGGTGATCAAGGTGACACTGGGTATGTTGGTAGTAGAGGTCAATCTGGATTCACAGGAAGTACTGGGTTTACAGGTAGTCAAGGTATTCCAGGAGAATATGCTGCACTAGGTTTTACTGGTAGCCAAGGAGGACAATTATTTAAATTTAATAATCCTGGTGGCGCTTTTGTTTATACTATAGATGGTTATAATGAAAATTATCCTACTATCACTGTTTTCAAAGGAGACTTAGTATATTTTAACTTACAAAATATTACTAGTTCTCACCCTTTAGCATTTAGATTAAGTTCTGGAAACACCGACACTGTTCCAGGAATGACTAATAATAACACAACATCAGGTAATCATTCCACATCTACGTTAATCAGTTATAGAGTTCCGTATGATGCACCCACTCAGATTGTATATCAATGTGTTTTTCATAGTGGAATGATTGGTATTATCAAAATTGATGACAGAAAAGGATATACAGGAAGTCAAGGTATAACAGGAGCTCAAGGTGAACAAGGATTCAGAGGATTTACTGGTAGTAAAGGCGACACTGGAAATCAAGGCGACAGAGGTGATCAAGGTTTTACAGGTAGTAGAGGATTTACAGGCAGTCAAGGTCTTACAGGAAATCAAGGTTTAAGAGGATATTCTGGCAGTAGAGGATTTACTGGTAGTAAAGGTGATCAAGGTCTACAAGGGGAAATTGGTTTTACTGGTAGTCAAGGCGATCAAGGGTACACAGGTAGTATTGGTTTTACTGGATCTGCAAGTACAGTGATCGGCTATACAGGTAGTTTAGGATTTACTGGTAGTCAAGGTGCAGGATTTACTGGTAGTCAGGGCATAACCGGATTTGTCGGTAGTAGAGGTGACATCGGTTTTACTGGATCAATTGGTTTTACTGGTAGTCAAGGAACAGGATTTACTGGTAGTCGAGGCGTAGTTGGATTCTCAGGCAGTAAAGGTGATCTTGGTTTTACTGGTAGTAATGGTTTCGCAGGTAGTCAAGGTATAACAGGATACACTGGTTCGGCTAGTACAGTGATTGGTTACACTGGTAGTCGAGGAACTGACGGTATAATAGGAGTAGATGGTAGTCAAGGATATACTGGAAGTTCTGGTTTTACCGGTAGTCAAGGAGATATTGGCTATACAGGCAGTCAAGGCGACATTGGTTTTACCGGTAGTCAAGGAGATATTGGCTATACAGGCAGTCAAGGCGACATTGGTTTTACAGGCAGTGCTGGAACTAATGGCTATACCGGTAGTCAAGGCGACATTGGTTTTACAGGCAGTCAAGGCGACATTGGTTTTACAGGCAGTGCTGGAACTAATGGCTATACAGGCAGTCAAGGCGACATTGGTTTTACAGGTAGTAAAGGTGATACTGGTTTAGGATTTACAATTGCTAAAATCTATTCTAGTGTGTCAGAGTTAACTTCTGATACAAGTCCTGCAGGAATAATTGCAGGACAGTTTGCTATTATTGAAACTGCTAATCCTGATAATTTAGAAAATAGTAGATTATATCTATGGACAGGCACTTCTTATAATTTTATAACCGACCTGTCAGGAGCAACTGGATTAACAGGTCCACAAGGTATAATTGGATTTACTGGTAGTTCGGGATTTGTAGGTAGTACTGGATTTACTGGTAGCATAGGATTTGTAGGTAGCAGAGGGTTAGTTGGCTTTGCAGGATCTGCCGGCTTTACTGGTAGTCAAGGAACAGGGTTTACAGGTAGTCAGGGTGATCAAGGACTCAGGGGTTATACTGGTAGTTCAGGAACCGGTGGCGGCACCGGCGGCACATTCGGTAACTTAGATGGTGGTCAACCTGACAGTAACTATGGTGGAATATCCAGTATTGACGCCGGCGGAGTAACCTGATAAATATTAAAATAACAGCAGATTTTAAAAATGGCCATACAAATACAGTTTAGAAGAGGTACAGCAGCAGAATGGACTAGTGTCGATCCTACCCTCGCCGAAGGGGAAATGGGTATCGAAACTGATACAAATCTCTTTAAAATAGGTAACGGTAATGACAGTTGGACAGAGCTACCTTATGGCGGTTTAAGAGGTTATAGTGGAAGTTCTGGATTCACCGGCAGTGTAGGAAATATTGCTGTAGCCAATGTATTGTATGTAAGTAAAAGTGGCAATGACAGTAATTCAGGAACAGCACTAAACACTAGTAAACTAACAATTAAGGCAGCATTGCAAGTAGCTACAAATGGTACAACAATTTTTGTAAAGAGTGGTGACTATACAGAAATTAATCCCCTAACAGTTCCTGAAGGTGTGGCCATCGTAGGGGACAATTTAAGAACTGTAACTGTGCGGCCACAAAACAAAACTCAAGATTTATTTTATGTAAACAACGGAATTTATCTAGCACATATGACTTTCAAAGACCACGAAAGTCCTAGTGCTGCTGTTGCGTTTAATCCTAACGGTAGTGCTGGTGTAATTCATACTAGCCCTTATGTGCAAAATTGTACCAGTATGACTAGTACTGGCACAGGTATGCGTGTAGATGGCGCACACTGCGAAGGGTTAAGAAGTATGGTCGTAGATGCGTTCACACAATATAATCAAGGCGGTATAGGTATACATCATCTCAATAGAGGAAATACACAACTCGTATCTGTATTCACTATATGCTGCGATGTTGCAGTTTTATGTGAGAGCGGCGGCTTCTGTAGTTTAACTAACAGTAATAGCAGTTTTGGTAATTATGGACTAAAAGCAGATGGTGTAAGTTCAAGTTTATATTCTGGAAAAGTTAATGGTGCAACTTCTGGAAGAACATTTATTATAGATAATTTAACTACAAGACCAAATGTAGGTGATGCTGTGAAGTTTGCAGGAGATACAACTTATTATACTTTAGCAACAAGCACAGCATTTACTAGCGGATCGACAACTATCACTTATCCTAATTTTTCATCAGAACCAGCAGATGCTAGAAATGCTAGACAAAACATATTAGATGCCAAAAGTAAAATTCAAATTGATGTTATAGACTATCTCAATGAAACATATCCAAGTTTTGATTTTAATCAATTCAAATGTAGTAGGGATGTTGGATTAATCATTGATGCTGTAGTTGACGACATGGTGTTCAACACTAATTATAAATCTGTACAAGCAGGTATAAGTTATTATAGAGCAACTGCTAGCGAAGTCACAACAAATCAAAAAACTGAAACCATAGCAGGAATTAACTTTGCTAGAGATGCAGTGTTAGATATACTAAGTTCTGACAGTTCTCAAGGTCCAGAATACACAAGAGTTCAAACTAATTTTAATACTATTACTAATATTATTAATAATGGTATAGGTGTCGCACCTTCTTACACATTTAATAATTCAACTGCAACAACAACTAATAAGTCAAGATCTAAAGTAATATTACAAGCTAATCGTAGTTTCTTAATAGAAGAAGGTATAGCCTATATCACAGCAAACTATCCAGGATTAAGTTATGATTCTACAAAATGTCGTAGAGACATTGGATATATTGTAGATGCAATAACTTATGACATCACTTACGACGGCAACAGCCAAACAGCCGATGCAGCTGATGAATACTATAGTACAGGAACGCTTCAAGTCCCAACTGGAGAGAAGCAGGCTACAATTGATACATTTGCCTATTTAAAAACTGTAACAGCGCAATGTTTAGTTAATACTACTGTTACTCCATTAAATAACACTGCTAATCAAAACACTAGTAATCCTGCTGCTACTAATACAGAAGTTACAATTAGTAATGGATTATTTGATATTGTTACTAATTTAATTGAAAATGCTTATTCTAGCACTATCACATTAGAAGAATCAGCATCGTCAATAGCAGATAATGCCGCAGTAACTTTCCATCAGTTTAGTTTAATTACAGCATCAGGCCAAACATTTGAATGGGTTGGTGCTGGAACAAATGTTAATACAGCACTTCCTTACTTAGGAGGTGTACCTGTATCAGATAATCAAGTCATACAGGTTAATCAAGGAAAAGTTTATTATACTGGTACCGATCAACGAGGCGATTTTAGAATTGGTAATGATCTAGTGATTAACAGAAACACAGGAACTATTACTGGTAGAACATTTACAAAGAGTTTGTTTGCCGTTATGACACCTTATATATTAGCGATTGGAGATTGATAAATGGCTACTTTGCCTTTAAATACCTTTAGAACAAAAGCATTTGAATTAACTACGTCTGAACAGACTATCTATACAACACCAACAGGTCTAACGACTATTGTTCTAGGAGCTCAAGCTAGTAATATAGGAAACACTGCTGCTACAATTACATTTACTCTGCGTAAAAATAATACAGATTATGTAATGTTAAATGCATTTGAAATCCCTCCAAATGATGCTGCTGAAGTTACTACTGGAAAATTAGTTATTGAAGAAGGTTCGAGCGTTAAAGCTGTAGTCAGTGCTAACAATGCTGTTAATTTAGTTTTAAGTATTTTGGAAACGTCAAATGAGTAAAAGTCGTCTTGTTAGCGGCAAACAGAAAAAGAAATCAGGTGCTAGTCTTGATCAAGATCGCTATGACTATTTAGATGTCAGTAATGCCGAACCTGATTTGGGCTTACCACAAGTAGATTCTAGTGTACTTATTGGTGACACAGATGGCACTAGGACTTGGATCGACATTACTACCTATGCTAATGACTTTAAAGGTTATACTGGTAGCCAAGGTGATATTGGATATACAGGCAGTCAAGGTGATATTGGCTATACAGGAAGTTTTGGTTATACTGGTAGTTTCGGCTATACTGGAAGTCAAGGCCCTCAAGGAAATTTTGGCGGGGTAACTTTTGATTATACATTTGACACTAATACAACTAATTCTGCTCCTGGAACAGGTAAATTAAAACTAAACCAGAATGATATATCTACCGCTAGTGTTTTATATATTCAAGACACTGACGATAATAATGCTAATCTAGATGCATATCTAACTACTATCGATGCAAGCACTAGTCAGCTTAAAGGACATATACGAATCAGCAACAAAGCGAACAGTGACGATTTCGCTATATTCACTATCACTGCTAATAGTACAAATAATTCTACGTATTTTACTGTACCAGTCAGTTATGTTTCTGGAACTGCTAGTTCTTTTTCAAATAATGAAGATATAATTATTACTTTTGCTCGTACAGGAGATAAAGGTGATATTGGATATACCGGATCACAAGGTGATATCGGATATACAGGAAGTTTTGGTTATACAGGTAGTCAAGGAGATATTGGCTATACCGGCAGTCAAGGAGATATTGGCTATACAGGAAGTTTTGGTTATACCGGCAGTCAAGGCGACATCGGATATACAGGAAGTTTTGGTTATACTGGTAGTCAAGGCGACATCGGATATACTGGTAGTACCGGAGCAGCTGGATATGTTGGTGCAGATGGAGCTCAAGGTTATACAGGAAGTCAAGGTTATACAGGAAGTCAAGGAACAACTGGATTTGTCGGTAGTCAAGGCGACATCGGATATACAGGAAGTTTTGGTTATACAGGAAGTCAAGGTTATACTGGTAGTCAAGGAGATATCGGATATACCGGATCACAAGGTGATACCGGATATACAGGAAGTTTCGGCTACACTGGTAGTCAAGGAGATATCGGATATACCGGATCACAAGGTGATACCGGGTATGGCGGCAGTCGAGGCGATGTTGGTTATACTGGAAGTCAGGGAAATATAGGTTACACTGGTTCAAAAGGATTGGCAGGAAATTTTGGCGGCGCCACTTTTGGATATAATTTTAATACTACAACAACACTTAATGTTAGTCCAGGATCTGGAAAATTTGCCGTCAACAACTCAAACCTGTCCTTAGCCACTGAGATGGCTATAAGTCAATTTGATTATTATACAAACAACATTAAACCGTATCTATTAACAGTAGCAGACAGTAATTCAACTGTAAAAGGCTATGTAAAATTTACTAGTCAACCAAATCCTCAGACGTTTACATTTTATTCCATATCAGGGTCTGTAACAGATAGTTCCACATATGTAAATTTAACAATCACTTATGTAGCAGGAAGCACTAGTCCGTTTACAAACAACGAAGATATGTTTCTTACTTTTTCAAGAACTGGAGATATTGGAAATATAGGTTATACTGGTAGTCAAGGTGAAAGCACTTATACATATTCTGATAATCCTCCTGCAAATCCAGCTATAGGAGATAGATGGTTTGATTCGTCTTTAGGAATAGAATTTATTTGGACAGATGACGGTGACGGACTACAATGGGTAGAACTTGCTGCTAGTGGATTTATTGGTACAACAGGGTATACCGGATCAGCAGCCACTTCAGGAAAGTCTATAGCAATGGCCATGATATTCGGAGGATAAGGAAGAAAAATGAGTAATCCAAACATAGTAAATGTTATTAATATTGCAGGCAATACTGAAGTACAGTTAGTTACAACTAGCCCTACTGCTATAGTTACTAATAGTTCCTCAAGCGGAAAGATTTATAAACTTAATGCCGTAATCGTCAGCAACGTAGATTCATCAAATTCAGCTGCGTTGACAGTAGATTTGTATAGAAACAACACTGCTTACAGAATTGTAAATGAAGTTAGTATATTAAGTAAATCTAGTTTTACTCCAATAGATAAATCATTATGTTTATACTTACTAGAGGGCGATGCATTAAGATTAACTGCAAGTAACAATAACAGATTAGAAGCTATCTGTACTTGGGAGGAAATCAGCGATGTATAACAAAGGAAGAATAGGTCGACGAACTAATGATTCAGAAGGCTTAACCAAACTTCCTCAACATTTCTATGAGACACAAACACCGTCCCCGACAATTCAAAGCTACGATGTTTGTGAATTAGGAACATATGTACCATTAGACGATGTTGCGCTTGATCTTGCCGGTAGTCAAACTATAGTAATCCATGGCGCAGGATTTAGTCCAAATGCTACTGTTCAACTAGACGGTACTACTATAAACACAGTTACATTCTTAGATCCTACAAGATTAGCTTTTACTAGTATTGCTAAAGCCAGCGGAACATATTCATTATTAGTTAATAATGGCAACGGGAGAGCAGCTTTATTAGTTCCAGGTATAGTGTACAGTGGAGTTCCGACGTTTGTAAGTCCAGCAGCTGGCAGTATAGGATCTTTTTATGAAACTAATTCTATTAACGAAACAATTTCAGCAACAAGCGACAGTGCGGTTACTTATACTATAAGTGCCGGAACTTTACCATCTGGTGTTACGCTATCTAGTTCTGGTGTGTTAAGTGGAACTAGTCCCGTAGATAGTGGAATAACTACTTACAGTTTTACAGTAAAAGCTACAGATCAAGAAGGACAAGATTCATTTAGAAGTTATAGTCTTACTATCAACACTGATGTAGTTACATGGAATGCTCCTGCAAATAATTCAAATTATGAGTTGGAGCAAACTATTCCTATTGATCCTATAACTTTATTGGCTACCAGTGCAGCCGGTAAGTCTATAACCTATTCTGCTGATGTGCTACCGTCCGGAATCAGTCTTAGTGGTGATACTATTTCAGGAACACCAACTGTTTTAGAATCTATTTCAACTACATTAACTGCTACAGCAAATATCACAAATAGATCAGCGACAAGAAATATTTCTTGGTCTGTAGTTCTACCAGGAGATCCGTTTTTTACAGTTACTTCGTTGTTATTGAGTGGATATAAATCATCTAGTTTCTGGATACAAGATTCTAGTACAAACAAACTCACGCTCACTTACACTGATGCTAGACCGTCTTCATTTAGCCCTTACGAAACTCAATATAGTGCGTATCTTGATGGAGTTGATGATTATATTGGGTTTCCTAATGGAACAGCTGTGCAGTTTGGTACAGGACATTTTACTATTGAATGTTTTGTTTTTAGAGATCCTTCAGGACCTGCTTATCCTGTGATATTTACAAATACTCCTGGAGACGGAGGTAGTAGTGGAGAATTCACTTGTTATATGGTTCACCCTGCTGGCAATAATATGATGTATGGAGCAGGCGGATTATATAAAAGCGGCGGCACTGCTCCTCCAGCTAACAAATGGAGTCACTATGCACTATGTAGAGATGGAACGTCCTTAAGAGTGTATGTTGATGGAGTGCGTCAGTGGGAAGAAACTACAGGAAGTTTTTTTACATCATCTTATGGTTTAGCATCTGGAACGTTTACTATAGGTGTTAGAACTGGTAATGTGGCACAAACAAGTGCTAAAGGTTACATCAGTAACTTTCGAGTAACAAAAAACGAGTGTTTATATACAGGAGCATCTTTTGTTGTACCTACAAGTAAGTTAACAGCTGGCGCCAATACGACAGTTCTTGCACTGCAAAGTAATAGATTTTTAGATACTGGTGTAAATGCTTTAGCTGTGACTGGGTACAACGGCACACTAATTTCAAATTTTGGTAAATTTGAAGAAACTGATTTAATTACAGGTAGCGGTTATTTTGACGGATCAGCAGACGTCATAACAGTTCCTGGTAACTCAGCTTTTGATTTTGGATCTGGTAATTTCACGTTAGAATGTTGGATATATCCGAATACAACAGCAGGTACACAATGTATACTGGATGCTTGGAATAACGCTCCGACTAGATTTTTATTAAGAATTAGCAGTGGACAATTGCAATTTTTTGCTAACCCAGGAACATCTATTAATATTAATCATACATTACCTGGAGCTTCGACTTGGTATCATGTAGCATGTGTTAGAAATGGTTCTAATTTTTCTTTGTATGTGAATGGAGTAAGTGTTGGTACTCCTGTTACTAATTCTGGTACTATTGCCTCAAGTGTTGCTAACTGGACTATAAGTCGAAGTTCTGAAACATACAATGGATATATATCTAATGTTAGGATAGTAAAAGGCACTGCTGTTTACACTGCTGCCTTTACTCCACCCACACAGCCACTGACAGCAATAACAAATACTAGTTTACTTACACTACAAAATAGAGTAAGTGAAACTAATACTCGTGTGTTAGACAATTCCGGATTAGATCATACTGTAACTAGATTTGGAAATGCAACACAGGGATCACGCAGTCCATTTAGTCTAACTGGATGGAGTAATTACTTTGATGGTACTGGAGATTTTTTAAGTCTTAGTAATTCTGCATTAACTATCGGCACATCAGATTTTACTTTAGAGTTTTGGATTTATGTAGAACTAGCATCTTTACCTACTAACGCAACTATATATGATCAACGAGCTGGAACAAACGGTGCATCTGTAATACAACCGGTGATCGAATTAACTAACGTAAATGGATATGCTTGGTATGTTGCAGCAGGTAACAGAATAACTTCTGGCACTTCTGCTGTGTTACTACGTACTTGGCAACATGTTGCTGTATCTCGATCGAGCAATGTTACTAAAATGTTCATAAACGGAGTACAGGTTGGATCTAATTACTCAGATACAAATAATTATCCAGCAGGAGCTTTAAACATAGGTAAATCAAACGATGGAACAACTCAAAGAAATCATACTGGATATATCAGTAATCTAAGGTTAGTAGTAGGCACGAGTCTTTATACAACAAACTTTACACCTTCTACAACACCACTTGAGGTTATTACAAATACTAGACTATTAACTTGTCAAAGTACTAGAATAATAGACAGTAGTCCTTATAATATTTCTATTACACGAAATGCTGATGTAAGTGTTCAAAAATTTAATCCATTTGCTCCTGTAAGAATAACACCTAAAAGTTATAGTGCTTATTTTGATGGTACGGGAGATTATGTTGACATATCGAACGTAGATACTGCGTTCGGAGCATCTGCAAATTTTACAATTGAATTTTGGATGTATCCAACTATTATCAATTCAGCAGTCAAGGCAATCATAGATCCGAGAACCTCTGATACTTCTGCACATCCGTTAATATGGATAGACGCTTCCAATCGACTATACTATTTTACAACCAATGTAACTAGGATAACAGGAACTACAACACTAACTGCGAATCAGTGGTATCATGCCGCCGTCGTCAGAAATAACGGAACAACTAGGTTATATTTAAATGGTGTCGAGGAAGGAACACCTTGGGCCGATACAGTTGATTATGTTTCCTCAACAACTTTTAGAATAGGTCAACGATACACTAGTACAGCATTTAACTACGGTGGGTATCTTTCTGACCTTCGTATTGTTAAAGGCACAGCGGTTTACACAGGAAACTTTACACCAAGTACTACTCCACTAACGGCAATAGCAGGCACAAGTTTATTAACATGCCAAAGTAGTCGTTTTATAGACAATAGTACAAATAATTTTACTATAACAGCTAATGGTGATGCAGCTCCGAGAACATTTAACCCATTTGGAAATAATATTAGTTATAATGGTGAATATAGTGTTTCTACTGTAGGAGGAAGTTTTTCCTTTGATGGTACTGGAGATTATTTAGATCTACCAAGTAATGCAGCATTTACACTTAGTACATTAGATTTTACTATAGAAGGTTATCTGTATCTGATTTCAGGAACTACAGGAACACTTTATGATTCAAGAACAGGCACAACTACAATATCTCCAGTTATATATTTAAGTTCTGGAGCATTAACTTATTTTGCTGGAGCGAATAGAATTACTGGACCTACATTAGTTTCTGGACAATGGCATCACATAGCAGTGGCACGTAGCGGATCGAGTACAAAATTGTTTTTAAATGGAGTACAAGTAGGATCGACTTATACTGATACCAATAATTATGTGATAGGTCCACCAAAAATTGGTGCTGGATACAATAATACTAATTTATTAAATGGTTATATTTCTAATTTAAGAGTATTAAAAGGCACAGCGTTATATACATCAAATTTTGTGCCACCAACGGCGCCATTAACTGCTATTTCTCATACAGTACTATTATTAAATGGTACACACAGTGGAATTGTTGATTATACATCTAATAATAACATTGAAATCTTAAATAATACACGACTAGTTAGCAACATTACAAAATATAATAATACTTCATTATTGTTTGATGGTACAGATGATGCTGCGTTTATGCCAAGCAACATAGTTTTAGATTTTGGAACTGGCGATTTCACTATAGAACTTTGGGTATATTTCAATGCATTGACTTCTAACAGGATAATATTAGATCGTTGGATCACAGGCAATGCTAATAGTTGGCAATTATATTGGAGATCAACTGGAACATCTTTAACATTTCTAGTAGGAGCATCAACCGTGTTGTTGCAGGATTCTAATGCATCTCGAATCACTACTGGACAATGGTACCATGTGGCAGTTACTAGAGCAAGTGCTACAAATAGAATGTTCATAGACGGTGTACAAGTAGCATCTGCAACAAATAGTACATCTTTAACTAGTGCCTTACCTTTGTGCGTAGGTATGCAATATAGTACTAGCACTAATGATTTTAGTGGATACATGGACGACATTAGGATTACTAAAGGATATGCGCGATATACAACAAACTTTACGCCGCCTATTGCAGCTTTACAGATTAAATAAAATTAGATCATGACTACAGTAAATTTTCCTGCCAATCCTACATTAAATCAAGTCTATACTTTTGGAACTAAAAAATGGATTTGGAACGGCCGAGCATGGCAAGCATCCAGTGTGACCACAGGATATACCGGTAGTGTTGGATTTACTGGTAGTCAAGGTGCACCCGGTGAAGCAGCAGCTATTGGTTATACTGGTAGTCAAGGATATACTGGCTCCTCTGGTACAAATGGAACTAATGGTACTAGTGTAACTATTGTAGGCACAGTCGCATCTAGTGCGAATCTTCCAGATCCATACGTTGGAGATATCGGTGACGGTTATATTACTTCCGATACTGGTAATCTTTGGGTATGGGGCGGTAGTAGTTTTACCGATGTAGGAAGAGTCGTAGGATACACAGGTAGCGAAGGACCACCAAATGGATATACAGGAAGTAGAGGACTCGATGGATCTACTTATGTAACTATGGCAACAACGGGCACAATTAGTAATGCCTATAGCGGTATTTCTAGATTTTATTCCCCGCAGAATGTAACACTTAGCACAGTTTATGCTAATGTATCAAGTCCGTCAGCCAGTGGCGCATTTACTTTTATTATAAAGAAAAATGGCACTAGTATTGGCACAACCTTTAGTATCAGTCAAAATCAGTATGCGATGACACCCGTAAATATAAATGTAAGTTTGCTGACCACTGATTACCTGACTATTGATATTACTAGTAACACTTCTATAATTGATTTATTTGTAAAAATTAAATATACTCCTACATAATAAATCAAAAATATACGTTGATAAATAACATAAAGAGAGCATTATGAACAGTGAAGATTTAGAAAATTTATTTGGAAAAGATCCTGCAAAAATATATGTTTTTTCCGGAGAAGTAGATTCAGGTACAGATCCTGTAGAATTCATAACATTGGATTTCGCGCGAGCAGCTGGTACTAATTTAATAGATGCAGTAGTTTCTAATATCAACGGTACTTGGATTGTGTACACAAGAAATACTACAGTAGAAGATCAAAATTTTACGGCATTTTTAGAACTTCCATTACCTGAACCCATAATTGAAGAACCTGCTCCAGAACCATCAGAAGGAGGAGAATAACGTGTTAGTAAAATATAGAATGTTAAGCACAATTAGTAGTGCTAATTTTATTGCAGATATTGTAGGTATATTAGATGGCACTATTACCGGAACTGGTGGATTAAGCGCAGGTGCGAACACAGCTCAAAGTTCATTTTCAGGAACCTATCCCTCAGTAAAATTACTTAAAGTAAATGGAACTTCATATACCTTTAGTAAAACTCATGGCAGTGTCTCAACCACACACTATTTTAGACTAACATTTAGTGGTACGACATTGACTACTTTTACTGTAGCACAGGATTATACCTCAGGTACGGATACTTTATTAAACAGTGTAGCACATACTGTAAATTTACAAGCCAGCCCTTATGTCGGATCTGATCAGTTTCCGTCAGGTATTAATATCATAATGAATAATAACTGTGTGTTCTTTAATAGTCCATTTAGTGGTATAGGTTTTGGACTATTTGATATGGGACAAAATGGTATTACTGCCACATATACTAGTAATATGAAAATGGCCTTCGTTAAAACCAGTGATTCGACATTTAACATACCTTATGCCTATTCAATAGCAGGATCAAGTTCTGGTTATGCTAGTTTAAGCGGCAGCTTAACTAATTTAACAGCACCTACATTTAAGAGTAATGCCAGTAACCAAGGTGTAGTTATCGAAAACCCAGTATTTTTAAGTCACACTAATCAAGGCTTTAGTGCGTTTGGTATTTACGGATTATTCAAACTTGGTAATAACTTAATTGTAAACGATACCGTATACAATATTAATGGTACACCGCGATGTGTATCTAACGATTATGCAGTAGTTGCAGAAGGATAAAAAATAATATGTTATGTACAATAGATCCAGCAGTCGGCGGTCACGCTAATAGTCAAACTTCGTATAACTACAATGTTTTAGCCAGTATACACGCCATTGCTACAGCAGCAGCAGGTTCAACACCAACCTGCGGACCAGTAAACAGTTCTGGCACACGAAACAATAGCTTAAACTGTATTACAGTAATTTCTAATACTGAAGCAGGAGGGTGGACTGCGGGCACTAGTAATCATTATACCAATGCATCTACGTTCAGTGGGTCCGCTGCTGCTCAGTATTTAGATTTATACAAAGCTTCAGGAAAGTCTACTTATCCTTATTATAGAATTGTGATAGGACCTCATGACTATCCGTATAACAGTAGTTTTACTAGTTATCCAGGTCTTAGATGGTGGTGCGGATGTACTACTAGCAACCCTGCTAGCGTAGCGATTACTAGTGCAGAAGCTGCTTATTATAGCCAACCACTTAATGCTCAGTATACATCAGGAGCGACCGCTGTTAGTTGCCCAGGAAGTAGTACCAGCCCTACTCATAAACTGCGATTTGATGAAGCCAGAACCGTAACTGTAGCCATAACTGCTAATTATTTGATCATTGTGACTCCTGATTATCTATGGTATTTTGGTATTAGAACCGTAGGCGGCTGGGAAATTAACAGAACGGATAATCCTCCTTGGGTTCACTTTTCTTATACAAGAAGAGAGAACACCAATGGTATTACTACCACTACATCGAGTAATCAATATAATCATACAGAATCAGCGGCAGCTTGGGGAGCCACAATTAATTCTGCTGGCACACAATTTGCTCCAGGAACTACTACTGGAATTTTTGGTAGCAGAACCGGAACTAGTACCCAGACCTGTGCTATAACTGGTATGGATGGTTGGAATAGGATATCAATGATAGGATCCACTAGCTATCACTCAAATAGAATATTAAGAATGCCCCTGTTTCATAGTCCCTTAAACAGTAATTGGGGTCAATACAATAGTAATTCTGGTTATTATTATTATGCTGACGGTGTTGTCGCAGACACTTCTACAGGATTAAGTGTGCCGCCAGTATATCCTGTAGTATTTTGCCTAAATCAAATGGATAACATGAGCACTGCCATAGGTACAGCACCAGGTATATACAAAGGAATGAATGGTACCACTGCTATGACCGATTATTTTGTCACAGGCAGTTCCTACACTATCGGTGGAGAAACTTATATACCTATAAGAACTGGTAACACAACCTATAAAGATCTTTGGTTTTTAAGATCATCATAATATGGCTATACCAGCACCATTTGGATTAACTACTCCTAGTGCATCTTTAGGAGAAAATCCTAGCACCGAATTCACCACGGTCGATGATAATGAAATAATCAGTGTTACACAGCCTACTATCTCCGAGTATCTGTGGCGTGTACCTACTACTAGCCTTGGTGTAAATTTAACCACAGAATTCTTTACGATAGGCAATGCGGATCTTGTACTATTACCATCAGCTGGTAATGCCGCACAATCAGGATTCACTGTGCCTTCTATGAATTTACAGTATCAAGCCAGTACCTTCATTTACACTAAAGCCAGTCCGATTGTGATCAACGAAGATCCTGTTCAGACTTGGTATATGTCATAATAGCACAAATATAAAATATCTAAGCATATATAATAGCATGAAATTAGCTATTATAGATATAATTGGTATACCTTACGACGGCTCAACCGTTTTTAAACAAGGTCTTGGCGGTTCAGAAAGTGCCGTAACATACATCAGTAAAGAACTTGCCAAATTAAATTTTGAAGTTACAGTGTTCAATAACTGTAATTTGGATCATGCAACACCTGGTCAATACGACGGTGTGAATTACTTGCCATTATCAGCACTATCCAATGATTATGATTTTGATATTGTGATCAGCAGTAGAACTGTAATTCCATTCTTAACCAATAATCAATTCCAACAGGTAGGTGATAGTAGAGCACTACCATTTGCCAGTAAGAACATCTATGAAAGAATTCTAAGCAAGGCCAAACAGCGTATCCTATGGATGCACGATACATTTTGTCTTGGCGATAATTTTATTGAAGAACTAACAACTTCAAATAAAATTACTACTATCTTTACTCTCAGCGATTGGCACTTGACCTATGTACTAAATTGCCATCACGGACGTAGACGAAACTTTGAAGTTCTTAAAAACAAAACTTTTATCACACGCAACGGTGCTCACTTGCACAAACAAGAAGTCGACATAAAAGCCAAAGATCCTAACAGATTCGTTTATAATGCCAGTGTAACCAAAGGTATGATTCCTTTAGTTAAAGACATATGGCCTAGAGTTAAACAACAATTACCTGAAGCTAAACTTACTGTAATAGGCGGCTATTATAGATTTACAGTAAATGGCCAACCAGACCAACAAGAATTAGATTGGCGTCAAATGGCCAATGACCCTGCTAATGCACAACTAGATATAGAATTCACAGGTATCATTCCTCAGAGTGAAATAGCAGATAGATTAGCTGCTGCTAACTTTATGATATATCCTGCTGCTTTTCCCGAAACATTTGGTATCAGTACACTAGAAAGTATATGTTATAACACACCAGTAATAACTTGTAGATTTGGTGCGCTGGAAGAAGTTGCCTTGGAAGGTAGTTGCTATCTTATTGATTATGCCATAGAACCTAATTCTCTTTTCACAGATATAAATCGAGAAGCTCAAATTAAAAAATTTGTCGAGCAAACTGTACAGGCGTATCATAACACTTATCTACATCAACAAAAACAATACTATTGTAATGTAGTCAAGCCTATAGCAGGATGGGACACTGTGGCATTACAATGGAAACAGTTTTTCTATAAAACCTGTGGACTATATCTTAGCCTAGAAGAATATCGTCAAGTTAGTAAAATAAATCGTAGAGTACATAAAGTTTATAATAGACGTTATCATAATGTTGTAGAGTTAGAAAACTATAAATCTAATACAGAACAGCAGATCAATATAGTCAGCACTTTCTATAATAATAGAAACTACATTGAACGTTGTATAGAAAGTGTAATCTGTCAAGACTATGACAACTATCATCATTACTTAATAGATGATGCTAGCACAGATGATACTGTAGATGTAGCCTATAGATTTATTGATAGTTTACCACAACATATACAAAATAAGATAACACTGATTGTTAATGAACAAAATCTAGGTGCTGTACGTAATCAAGTAGAATTGTTTAGAACATTAGAACAAAACAGCATTATAATGATTCTAGATGGCGACGACAGCCTAATAAATGACAACACTATTTTATCATACTACAATACGTTGTACAGTGACAATCTAGAATTTACATATGGCAGTTGTTGGAGTATGGTTGATAACATACCCCTAATCAGCCAACCATATCCTGAAGAAGTAAAACAAAGCAAAACATATAGACAGCACCATTTTAATTGGATTTTACCTTACACTCATTTAAGAACATTTAAGAAATATCTCATAGATAATTGTGATGATAGTTTATTTCAAAATGAAAACAATGAATGGTACAGGGCAGGAGGAGATGGCGCAGTATTTTATGCACTAATTGAACAAGCTGATCCAAATAAAGTTGCATGTTTACAGGATATAGTGTACAATTATAATGATACCAATCCGTTAAATGATTACAAAGTTAATGCAGAAGAACAAAATCGTACAGCAAGAAACATTATAAGTAAACCTACTATGTTAAAAAAAAAGATACTAATAGCCATACCCACAGCCAGGAATATAGAGCCGGAGACATTCAAGAGCATCTACGATCAGATAATACCCGAGGATTACCAAACCACATTTCAGTACTTCTATGGATATAGAGTAGATCAAGTTCGCAATCTTATTGCAGATTGGGCAGTCAAAGGATACGATTATCTTTGGGCAGTAGATGCAGATATGGCATTCGCTCCTGATACATTACAAAAACTATTAAGTCATAACAAAGATGTAGTCACTGGAATTTACAGACAACGTAAACCTGAGCAAATACTAGAAGTATATGAAAACAATAATACTGGTGGTGTGAATCATATACCTTACTATAAAATACAAAATCGAGGCGTAGTGGAAATAGCAGCTTGCGGGTTTGGCTGTGTACTAGTTAAATCGGAAGTGTTTAGATCAATTGGATATCCACAATTTATGTATTATCCTGCACTAGATCATAGCCATACAATTAGCGAAGATATAGATTTTTGTCGCAAAGCTAAAGATAAAGGATTTACTATTTGGGCAGATACTAGTATTGTATGTAGCCATATAGGTCAAACACATTTTAACATTACGCCAGAAGTTGCTCCGATTCCCAAAATTACAGATTATACAGATCGATTAAGAGAATTAGGCAGTCAAAGATTAATTCCATACCAGCATGTAGAATATTTAAAAACTTTATCTATAGAGCCTAAAGTAGTCTATGATATAGGTGCATGTGTATTACACTGGACCAACGAAGCTCGACGTATTTGGCCTGACTCGGAATATGTTGTATTTGAAGCTATGCCAGAATGTGAATTTATCTATAAAGAACAAAATTTACAATATCATATTGGAGTTCTTAGTGACACTACTGGTCGACAAGTAGATTTCTATCAAAACACTTATCATCCAGGCGGTAACAGTTATTATAGAGAAAACATAGAAGTCAATGCTGAAGCACATGAATACTTTAATGACAGTCATAGACGACAGTATACTACTGTTACCTTAGATGCTGTAGTGAATTTAAAAAAATTACCTAAACCAGATTTAATCAAAATGGATGTGCAAGGTGCTGAATTAGATGTATTAAAAGGTGCTCAAGAAACTCTATCCAATTGTAATCATGTTATTTTAGAATGTCAAAGTGTAGAATATAATAAAGGGGCTCCTTTAAAAGATGAAGTAATAACCTATATGGAATCTTTGGGTTTTGAAAATCTTGGACAATTTTGTACTAATGGGCCTGATGGTGATTACTATTTTAGGAAAAAACAATGACACAACGATTAGAAGGTATGGTTAAGAAAGGTTGGGGCTATGAAATTATTTGGGCCACTAACGACAAGTATTGTGGAAAACTTATGGTGTTTGAACGTGCTAGAGCTAAATTCAGTATGCATTTTCATAAGGAAAAAGATGAAACTTGGTTTGTAAATGCAGGACAATTTATGCTTAGATATATAGATACCAAAACAGCCACTATGCATGAAAAATTGCTTAAGGAAGGAGATGTATGGCACAATCCTCCTTTACAGCCGCATCAATTAGAAGCACTGCAACCTAACAGCATAATTTTCGAAGTTAGCACTGCTGATTCAGTAGAAGACAATTATCGTATCGCTCCAGGAGATAGTCAAAGTGAGCAAAGTAATAGTTAATGGTACATTTGACATATTGCATAGAGGACATTTGGAACTATTGCAATTTGCACGAAGTCAAGGAGATCAATTATTAGTTTGTATCGATACAGATCGTAGAGTTAAAGAACTAAAAGGCAATACTCGACCAATTAATAATCAAGATGATAGAAGGTTTATGTTGTATAATTTAAGAACAGTTGACACTGTGATGTTATTTGATTCTAAGGAAGAATTAATCAACATTATTAAAGAATACAAACCAGACATAATGGTAAAAGGCAGTGATTATCGAGGTCGTAGTATTGTAGGAGAACAACATGTTCCTAAGGTAATATTTTATGATAGAACAGAACACTCAACTACAAAAACAATACAAGATATTATTAATCGGGGATAATGGTATTGATCAATATCAATATGGGGACGTTACAAGAATAAGTCCAGAAGGACCTGTACCTGTTTTTGATTTTAAATATTCAGAAACTAAACCAGGTATGGCAGCTAATGTACAGACAAATTTACAACGTTTAGGATGTCATGTGGATTTTATACATGGGGCTAAAACTTGTATTAAAACTAGATTAATAGATATTAGAAGTAAACAGCAATTGATTAGAGTAGATCAAGATCAAACCAGTAGACCGGTAAAAATAGATTGTAAAACTATCAATAACTATGATGCTGTAGTAATTAGTGATTATGCTAAAGGGTCTGTAGATTATACAGTAGTAAGTAAAATTAAACAAAAATTCAATGGTCCTATTTTTATGGATACTAAAATGACTGATCTTCAACATTTTGAAGGCATCTTTGTTAAAATAAACGAAAAAGAATATAAAGAAGCAGAGAGCGAATGTACAGATTTAATTATTACTCTGGGTTCTCGAGGTGCAAAATATAAAGATGTTATATACTCTACTCCTGAAATAGAAGTAGCAGATGTATGCGGCGCCGGAGATACTTTTCTCGCCGCATTGACTTACGCATATCTAGAACAAGGTAGTATAAAAAAATCTATTCCATTTGCTGTTCGAGCTAGTAGCATTACTGTGCAGCACATCGGAGTATATGCTCCAACTTTAGAGGAAATACAATGAAGATAGCACTTACAGGTGCCGGAGGATTTATTGGCAGTGTAGTATTAGGATATCTTAACCAACAGGGTATTAGTGATATTATCATATTTGATGACTTGCCTCATCCAGAACAATATAAAAATCTCGTAGGCAAAGAGTATAAGATGTTGTTAGGATCAGATGACTGGGGTGTAGACGTAGACTGTGTTATACACATTGGTGCCAATTCTAGTACCTTAGACAAAGATTGGAAAGATTATTACAATAGAAACGTACTAAGCACACGAGAATGGTATAATTGGTGCCAGTATAAGAATATACCTTTTATCTTTACCAGCAGTGCAGGAGTTTACGGACTAGGAGATAATAGACCTGCTAGTCAATATGCATTTAGCAAATATGTAAGTGAACAAGAATTAGACAACGCTGTAATTCTAAGATTATTTAATGTGTATGGCCCAAATGAATATCATAAAGGGCGTATGGCTAGTACACTATTTCATTGGTATAATCAGCTACAACAAGATAAACAATTAAAATTATTCCAAGAAAGTATGTCTTATTATAGAGACTTCATCTATGTAGAAGATGTGGCTCAGGTAATTTGGCATTTTATGAATAATTACAAACCTGGTGTGTATGACGTAGGCACAGGATCGGCGCATAATTTTGAAACTGTAGCTGATCAAATGCTGAAAAATTTAAAAGGTAAAAAGAAATATATTGATATGCCTGAGGATTTACAAAAACAGTATCAAACTTGGACACAAGCAGACACAAGTGCTCTTACATTTGCCGGAATAGATATTAGCAAGTTTAGAACTTTAAAACAGGGCGTAGAAGAATACTTAGAATATCTAAAAGCACACAGATATTATTAAAGTTTTTTGCCCTGCTAAATATCTAATAGAGGATATATTATGCGAGCACAAGAACTTATACAAGCAGTATTACAGATGCTGGATCAGGCAGAAAACCCTGCTCCGGAACCTGTTATAGTTGTGAAACCTGAACCAGAATCCGACAGCAATCCTTATGATGATGAAGTTCGTAGAATGAAGCAGATTGCAGGCTTGCAAGATCCAGGAGAAATGAGTCCTTTAAGCAACGCTCCTAATCCTCAATACGCTCCTGTAAGTTCTGTAACCACAGACGCTGGCGGTGGCCCTAACGAACCAAAGCATCCTGCTGACATTAGAACTGCTCACTCTAGTATGTATCCAGCACATCAACATAATCCTTATAGGGAGCAATAATGGCTACACTGTATTATAAAGGACTGACTGGTATAAGAGATGATGTAACTATTGATCTGGTTACAGCAACCTTGGATGATTTGATTACAGCTATTGCTGGAGACGAAGGGCTTCCTACAGACTACTATAACATTAGTGTAGAAGGAAATCCTAGTATTAATAGCATAGCTCTAGGAGATAGTTCTACTACCTGTGCAGCAGCAGGTATAGTCGACGGTGATTTAATTATTTGTACACCGGAGCAAAGTGGTAGCAGAGAGCGTAGACAAATACAAAAACTAGAAATAGCACAGTTAAAGCGTAGAGGTACTCCGGGCGATGACAGCAGTGTAACAGTAGGTTATTATCGTTTAGGTAACACTTACGATAGAGATAACCTACCAACAAAATATTCAGGCAACACTGTGGTAGATAATGCTAATGTTGGAGGTCTTAAAAAAGGCCGCCCTTGGAGTTAATCTATGGGTAACATGTATCCTAACAGCACCAACTACGTTCATTCATACGAGCCGAACACCAATGACCTAACCATGGCCATGACCTACGATGCTGAAGGTCGGCCAACTGTCAGAACTCTCGACAGCCAGGCAGGTTATACCAGCAAGAATAGACTAAAGATATCAAACTATCAAACTGACTTCTTCAACACGTTCCAATACGGCAAAGAAACAGATGTCTGGGATGAAGCAACAGCTAACGGTGGATTCGCCACTTGGAACACTAATACCAACTGGGTGGATATGGCAGTGACTAACACACTAGGATCCAAAGTCATACGTCAGACTCGCAATGTCATGCGATATATTCCAGGACGCAGTAGTTCGTTGACCTATGCTGTGAGATTTCAAACACCAGTAACAGGTATACGCAGACGCATTGGCCTATTTGATGAAGCCAATGGATTTTATTTTGAAGACGCAGGAGTCATAGGTGCTGATGGACTACCAGAATATAATGTGGTAGTGCGTACCAGTACATCAGGCATATTGGTTGAAAATCGTGTGCCACGCAGCCAATGGAACGGCGATCGATTAGATGGCCTAGGTAACAGTGGCATAACAGCCGACCCTGACAAAGTTCAAATGGTGAGTTTTGAATATGAGTGGTATGGTGCTGGACAGATTGCCATAGGCTATGTGATTGATGGATTCACACATATCATACACACATTCAACCACGCTAATATCGCCACTGTGCCTTGGAGTTCAACGCCATTCCTGCCCATTAGACTAGAGATAGAAAATCTCACAGGTGTAGCAGGCACACACTATCTCTATCAAGGATCCAACAGTCTTATATCAGAAGGTGAAGCGACCAAACTGGGTATCGCACAGAACGTTACTGGTCCTATTACAGGCCGCACTATGGCCTCAGCCAACACTTTCTATCCCATACTCAGCATTAGATTAAAAAGTTCTGCACTGAAAGGAATCGTGTTGCCCACATTCTTCCAAGCGGCTACTATAGACAACACTTCAGTATTTTATAAACTGGTTCGTAATGCTACTTTAACTGGTGCTAACTTTATAAACATGCCCGATGTCAACGCATTCACACAATACGATGTTAGTGCTACCAGTTATACCAATGGTATTGATCTTGACAGTGGTTTTGTGATTGCTGGTGGTGGCGGCACGGGCATCAGACTAGACAGAGATACTGTGTATCAACTTGGCCGTGGCAGTCTAGGCACAGTCAGCGACACACTGACATTGGCCATAGCCTGTCCTAACACTAACAAAGCGGCCTTGGCCGCAATGACTTGGATTGAACAGAGATGATCTACAGAAAATATATTAACATAGTAGAAGCAGCCAACAAAGGCTGTCCCATAGCTACATACGATCTAGAAGTCAATGTCAAGAACAGACAGACTGCTATAGATAAACATCACTACGGTCCTGCTAACCCAGACGAGCCAGGCACATACTGGAAAGACAGTGCCAAGCAATGGGGCATTATTGAAAAGACCGCCAAAACTATGAAGTGTGCTAACTGTGCTGCCTTTAACATCACGGATGCTATGTATAAGTGTATACACGATGGCATGGGCGCCGAAGCATACCAAGCAGAAAAGACTCGTGAAGCAGCAGACTTGGGTTATTGTACTCTACTACATTTTAAATGTGCAGGCGAGCGTAGTTGTGAACTTTGGATCACCGGCGGACCAATTGTCAAATGAAAGATGTAATTTTAACCAACAACTCCTGGAACGCAGAAGGTCACTGGACCGTTCCTATAACAGAATACTTCGCTCCTAAGATACATCACTTAGAACTGTTTGATCAAAACGGCTACGACCTAACTGAATTGGAAAAGATGTATGCCAAGTATAATCTAACTGAAACACAGGCACATCGCAATCACCGCACAGCAATCAAACAACCTTGGTTTGATCAATCAGACAAACTAGAAGGTGCTATTCTAAATCATAGTTTGCTATTTGAACGTAAGGGATACAAAGATGAAGCACTGAGTCAACTTAAAATGTGGACCAAATACTTTCCTCGTATATGGCAACTGATCAGCTTACGTCCTAAATGGGGATTAGATTACAGTATGGATTATGTGGACTGTTACGGCAATTGTTTTGAATTGCTACATTGGGAGTATGATGGATTCAATTATGAAGAAATGTTAGATATGAAACAATGTGTGGAACCTATACTGTCTAACATTGATTGGGAAGATGCAGCCGTAAATGTATTACGACGTAAAGAAGAATGGCATCATTTAGATTTCTTTGCGCAGAGTGAGTGGAAGTGTAACTACTTTGGCATACCCCGAGAACGATTTAAGATGGTAGCATGGGAATAAAACATGTGGCTTTTACTTATTATAGTCTTAAGTTCAGAACCCCCTTATAGACATAAAGGAAGTGTTCAAAACTTTTACACTTCTGAATCTGAATGCCAAAAAGAGTTAGCTAAAGCTATGCAAGCACTGTACTTAAAAAATACTCAAATAACAGGTAGTTGTAGTTTTAGAGATTATATTACTCCAAATAAAACTTTTTAGTAATAAAAAAGGGCTCCTAAGAGCCCTTTATTGCTTTTACAACTTACTGTTATACAGGATTATTTTTTACCTGTGCCTTGATTTACAAAGCTATACATCTTTTCAGCTGTTTCAAGAACTTTGTCAAGACCTGGAATTTCTGGCATACCAACCGTAGTAACGATCTGACCTGTTTTTTCGTCACGTTTAGCACTCATTTCCCAACCTTGGAATTTATAAGTGTATTCCTGAGCAACAAGATCCTTGGCCATTGCTAAAATGTCTGTACGGATTTCATATCCGTTCTTATTGAATTTAACTTCTGGTAGTTTTGGTGTTTCAAATGACATAAAAATCTCCTTTGTGTGTATGTCTGATATCAGTATTTTTGCTGATACAATATTATATATGCCTAGAACATAAAATACAACTTATTTTTTAAGTTTTTTTATTCGTTCTTTAATTATCTTTATTACACGTTCACTGAGAACGACTTCATAGTGATTGTAATCTATTTCAATTAATTCTATATTTTCATGATGCTTTTGACTTTTAATGGTAACCACACCATCATTAGGTTCGATAATGAAAGGACTTTGTCCTTTTGTAGTAACTACATTAGACCATGGATGTTGTATCTTAATTTTGTCTGCTTGTCTCATTACCCAACTACTAGGTCCAATATCTTTCATTAATCTACTAAAAGGTAAAAAGTATTTGGCATAATCCGCAGCTTCTGCTCCACCATAAGGTGTGCTTAGTGTTACAGCGCCTAACACCTGATCGGGTATTTCATTAGCTAGAAACAGAGCATAGATGCCACCTAAGCTGTGTCCAATAAAAAAGATGTCTTTAATATTTTCTAGTTGAATTTTCATGTCAGCTAGATTTTTTTCAAACCCGTTACGACTGTCATAGTTGATTACAATATCTTGTTGACCAATGTGTTCTCTTATGTAGTTAAAACTTTCACTAGTAGCACTGGCTCCATGAATATAAACTAATATCATTTTTCTTTTTGGCTCTTTTCCGCAGTATTTTGACTGGATAAATGTTGAAGATACAAATCTGCCCTACGTTGTTGAAATTCTGCAATACAGTTAATAAATCTATAAACCCATTTCATTACCAGCCTCTCATTTGTTTATAGGTATATTCTTGTACTATACGTTCGACATCTGCGGCGTTTTTAGGGTTGTGTGACTGTATGTATTGATCCAGCTCGCTTTGATGGCTGAAAAATTTGACTATTCGTTCAAAAAATGCTAACATTTGTGTCTCCTATGTGTAAATGTGTACAGTATTTATTATGTAACGTAAGTGTAAAAAAGGTTAAATATACAAAAGGAACGGATTACGATGAGGAAAAGCACTAGAAGTATCCTACAAGAATTAAGTGACTTGGGCATAAGTCGAGATAAGGATCAAGTCATCGAAAGCAGAGGCAGCAATCTAATCGAAAGTGCAATCAACTTACTAAGTTTGATCAAAGAACAGTATGATTTAGAAACCGCAGCTGAATTAGAGCGTCGATTCTTAAATGCTATCCGTACCGGTGAACCAGCTAAATTTAAACGCGGCATTAAAAAAATACAGGAAAGCAAAAATGATCTTAAATGAGGGCGGAAATGTTTTTCCCGATGTAGAACCTTTTAGCAAAAAAGAAGCAGAAGCAATTTTTAAATTTGCACAGAATATCATGCCCAAAGGAATTGATTTAATTCCTGTAGGATCCGCCGGACATAAAGCCAGTTCAGGCGATATGGACATAATGGTTGATGCAGAACAAATGCTTAAAGCTACAGCTACTAAAGATGAAAAATCAGCTAGAGCCAGTTTAAAAAATTACTTAATGGATAGAGGTTATGCATCTGCACAAACAGGTATTAATGTGCATGTGAAAATACCTAACGGTGATAAGTTTGCTCAAGTAGACATAATGTTGGTAAAAAATGCAGGACAGGTCAGTAAATTTCATCAACATGATTATAGCGTAGAAAACACTCCATTCAAAGGAGTACATAAACATATTCTCTTATCCAGTATTGCTAAAGAAACTAGAACATCTGAACACCCTTATGGAATGATGTGGAGCGGATTTCAAGGATTATTTTCCCGAGGACCTGATGGTAAAAAAGCTGATCTAATCAGTCAAGATGCCGATGAAGTAGCAGTGGTATTATTAGGACCAGGTGCGTCAGGTCAAGACTTAGGCAGTGTAGAAAGAATACTGGAAAAATTGCCACAAGGCATCAATGACCCTAGAGCCAGAAATGCGGTTTCAGATGAAAACTGGCCTAAACAGAATGAAAGTGTAAATGTCGGAACTACAGATTGGTTCCGTATGATGATGGATAGGTTACAATGAGATTTCAAGAATTAGATCGTATCGAAGACATTGTTAAACCTAGTAATCGTCGAGAACAAAGAGTTAAACATTTTATTGAATGGTCAAAGAAAAGAATCGGCCTTGCTGACGAGCCATTACAGATAGTGTTTAGCTACGATAAAGATGACGCACAAGATCAACATAGAACAGGACAGTATGATTTTCAAAATAATCATATGGTCGTTTATGTAGGTAATCGTAATATGGTAGACATATTAAGAACTGTGTGTCATGAACTAGTGCATGTTAAACAAGGACAAGTAGGTGATATTCAACGTGCCAAGGAACATGGTCCAGGCAGTCCATTAGAAGTTGAAGCAGATGCAAAAGCTGGCTATCTAATGAAACTATACGGTAAATTACATAGAGATATATTCGAATGAGAGCTAAAGAATTTTTATTTGAAGAAACAAAGCCTGTGCTTAAAAAATTAGGTAGAGCATTTAACCACTTAGAAGATCTAGTGTTTTTTCACGGTAGCAGAGGCACTATGGAAGCACTAGAACATCTTAAAGAATTAATGTCCTCAGAAGGCAGTCAAAGCCTTAGAATGAAATGGGATGGCAATCCCCAAATTTATTGGGGAAGAGAACGTGCAGGCGGCCCATTAATTTTATCTGGACATAATGGTTGGACCCGTGGTGCTAAGACTGATAATCCTAACGATCTCGAAGACTTTATTGCCAATAAAAGTGGCAGTCCTAAAACCCCAGAAGAATCTCGTGCTAGACAAATGTTTGCTAAACAATTTGCTAATCTATATCCATTATTTGATAGATCAACACCTAAAAACTTTGTTGGGTTTGTGTATGCTGATGGATTGTTCCTAGCTCCTCCTAAATTAGAAAATGGCGTTTATACATTTTGTCCTAATCCTAAAAGTAAAACTTGCTACCATGTTAGACAGGATAGTCCACTAGGACAGAGCATCAGTAATGCTAGGGTCATGGTAGTTGGTCATGCTTACTTTCCTGAGTTTGGCATGGATGACAGTGAACAAAAGCCTTTAGATGATTTTAGCATGTTTAACAAAAATCCTCAATTGATTGTTCAAGGTCCTGTTTATAATAGCAATCCTGTCAGCTTAGATACATCGGAAATAGAAGCCGTAGAAAATTATCTTGGGCAGCACAGTAAACAGATTGATAACTTTTTACAAGAAACTCCTGGACTAGGAGATCTAAAAAATATTTTATATACCTATGTTAATCAAACAGCCAAAGGCCACCAATTAGATAATTTAGGTGCTAACCACTTTTTCAATTGGTTAAAATCCAGTAAAGTTAGTACACCTAAGCAGACAAAAATTGAACAAAAATCTAGAGAAAATTCACAAGCACTGGATGCTATTTTTGGTTTAGTATCTAGAATAATGAATCTCAAAGATCAAGTTATTGACCAGGCAGAACAAGGTCGAGGAGAAATTTGGGATACAGAAGGTGAAGGGCGTGTGCGCTATGCAGACCCTAAAAAACAGTTTGGTAATGTAAAACTAGTGCCTAGACGTCGGTGGACTCCTACCTAAAGCAACAAAATACAGCATATCAGCAGTATTTTTTCTAGTTTTGGTAAATAATATTACAATGGCCTACATGGTGTAGGCTGCTTGTAGAGAACAAGCAAAAGCCAAACGAGGAGATTTATTATGGCGATTCAAACAAAAGTTAATCCAGAATTAGCAAATACAGGTAGATTTTTCCTAGGTAAAACCCTAGACATGTACACGCTTGACTTTGCAGTCAACGCAACAAACTTTGGTTCAACAGAAATGGGCCCAAATGAGTGTGTACAAATTGCACTACGTACTATCAGCACAATGTGTACCATTGTTGGTCACAGTGCTTTACGTGCAGACTCAGGCGCTAACGCAGGTCAGTTAATCGACATCTACGTCGAAGGCGATTTTGGTACTGATACATATGATGGTACAAACAGCGAAAGTTTCGCAGCTCACTTAGAAGACCTTATTCAGGGCCTAGGTGCAACAGTTGGTGCAAACAGCATCGACTTAACCTCTGCAACAGTTACTCGTGGCACAGGTTTCCCACTATTAGCTAACCACGTATAATAGTTTTTCCTAGGGATGGGAAGGGGCCTACTTTTTGTAGGCCTTTTTTTATGGCTGTTAAATAAACTAATGCTTTATTATCTTTATACATTAGCGGACATTACAGCCACAGGACAACATAGAAGTGGTAAAAGTCTAGAGCGTAATCAACAACAAAACTTTGATACTGTAACACAGACCATACAACTCAGCGGCAACATGCATTATGATCAAGCACCTAAACGAATACCCGCTGATATATTTGGACGTCCTGACATCGATTGTTGGTACTTTGAATGGCACATGGAATCTGAAGAAGTATTTTCTAAAGATGGCGACAACATAGGAAAATTAAAAGACAGTTTTGAATTTGTACCATTTATAGCTAATTTAACTGAAGATGTGGAGCTAGACGCTGCATATTTTAAATTAGGGCATAATATCATTTTTGATTTTAAACAATAAATATAATGTACAGGCACAAAATTAGGCATTTTTTTGGCATTTTTTAACAACAAAAATTACAAGGAGATGCCCCAATGGCACGAGCAGCAAAATTAGAAGCTATTCCTACACAAGAACGTGTTAGTGTGTTGGAAACTAAAGTAGAAGCGATTGACGAAAAGTTAGATGACTTAAAAGTCGATGTTAAAGACATGCATGATTGCCTAGATCGTACTAGAGATCAGGTCAATGAGAAGCTGGACACTATGCTAGGTGAGTATAGATCTAATAGAGACAAATTTTTTGCTCATGCAGACGAACTGCACAAGATACAGACAGAGCAACATAATGAATTAGCTGATAAAATATCAGATCTAGAAAAATTTAGAGCAAAATGGTCATACTTAATACTAGGTGGAATAGCAGTATTAGGATGGATAGGTGCTTATTGGGAAACTGTAGTAAAAATATTAGAACAATGAACAATGTATTTGAGAGAACTTACACAAGAAGCTGTAGTAGATGATGCTGTTATCTTTCATGATACTTTAAATCCACGTCTTTGGAAAAATAATCAATTAAAACCTATAATTCGATTTAAACTATTACAAATTGCTAAACATTTTATAGATTTCATTGATATTCCTAAGTTAAATCTCAAAGACATCACTATCAGCGGTAGCAACGCCGCATACACTTATACCAAACATAGCGATTTAGATTTGCACTTAATTGTCACAGTATCTCAGGAACAATCCATATACCTAAAAAGTTTATTTGATGCTAAAAAGAATCAGTATAATTTTAATCATGATATCAAGGTCAAGGGTATAGATGTTGAAGTATATGTGCAGGACAGTGAACAGGTACATCATAGTGCAGGTATTTACAGTGTGTTAGACGATCGTTGGATTAGTGAACCTAAATCAGAACGTGCTAACATCAATGATGACGACGTACAAGACAAGGTAAATAATTACACTGATAAAATACAGCAGGCATTACAGAGCAAAGATATTGATCAAGCTCAAGCAATTAAGGACGAAATAGCACGAATACGCAAAGCAGGGTTAGACCGCGCGGGTGAATTTAGCGTAGAGAATCTAGCTTTTAAAGTATTACGTGCTAGAGGATTAATAGATAAGTTAAGGCAACATATCTATAATTTAGAAGATGAAGAATTGAGTCTTAAATCATTATGAAAATAGAACAACTATTAAACGAACATAAAAAAGGTGTCAAGGCAGTTAAATAT